GTTTTGATAAACGGTCTCTCTTTGAACTTGCATTCTATTGTTAGCTAACTTACTTTCTTCAACAGTAATCTTGTCAAGAATTTCTTGGGCTTTAGTTACCTTGTCCCAGTCTTGATCTTGATACGCTGACTTTAAAACAGTATTGGCTTGAGCACGTTGAGATTTTAATCTGTTCTCAGCCTCACCATAATAACTTTGACTTAAGTGACTTGTATTAGTTCTTAAGTTTTCGTTTTCAACTTGTAAGTTTTTTGCATAATCGTAAGCAGATTGAGCAGCACGCTCTTGCTCACGCATTTTTTTAGTTAAAGTTGCAATACGTTTTTTAACACCTTTTGAGTAGTTTTCTAATTCGTCTTGCTCTTCATCTTTAACCGTCTCTTCGTCAGAAATATTGTCTATAGCTGATTGCGCATCTTTGTCCTCTTTTGGAACATCAATTTCTACAATCTCGCCTTCTTCAATTTCCTCTTCAGGAGCTTGATTATTTTCGTTTTCTAGCATGAGTCCTCCTCACGTTTACAGCGTGACGATATCATCGGGATCTGCGATCGTAGCGATAACTTCGTCGTCGTTAATAATACGGCATTCTGCATCATCGCCTAATTTAAAGCGAGCTCCAGCATACCGACCAATTAGCACCCATTGCCGTTCTTCACACCAAGGTGTGTCTCCAAACTTGTTTTTGTCTTTGTAACACATAGGACCCATTTTTATTACGTAGGCCACTACTGAGGCTAGCGCCTCTCTGTCAACAGAGTCTTTTGTTAATACAATTCCACCTTTAGAAACACCTCGGCCTCGGTAGGGAAGAATTAACATGCGCCAACCTGTAGGGCTGGGCATTCTTTCGATAAGAGATTTATCTACCAAGGTAGGATCTAAGACCCTTTCCTCTGCATTGACAAAAGCTTTGTCAAGCTCAGATTTTTCTTTTTCTTTTTTTGATGCTGTTTTATCTTTTTCTATTTCAGCCGCTATATGGTCAGGGACTAGCACTTTGTTCTTCGTCATTTTCTTCTATCCTCTCTAGCAATTCTCTAAGTTCTTGTTCTACGTCGACGAGAGAATTGTAACGTCCACGCAAGTATTGATAATCCTCAAAAGATTTAACACCATTGAGCAACGAGCTCTGAGTGTCTTCTTTCTTCTCCTTTAGCCGCTTTTGTAATTGGTCGGCTACCCAAATGGTTGACATTTAATAAACGCCAGAAAACTTACCACCAGAAGAAGCCTCACCAAGACCTCTTGCCTTCCCTTTGCCCACTCCTGGGGTTGGGGTTGTACTTGCTGAAAAAGTTCCTGCATTGATTTTTAAAGGAACCGTTCCTTTATTTCCATACGAGCATTTGTTCTTCATCACTTTTGGAGTTTTTTGATTTTTTGGTTTTGTACTTTTAATCATATGTTTACCTGTATTGATTTAGATGGCTTAGGCCAAGATCAATCAATTTTAGTTCTTTTTGTTGGTCAAGTCTATCTTGAGTTGTTCCGTCCTTCATTCTAGCAATATCTCGCTGCGCGTCAATACGCTCTCGGTCAATTCTATCTTGATTGGCTTGATCTTGCGCACGCATTTGTTCCTTCATTTGGAACTGCTCTTTGTCTTGCTGAAGCTCTTGACCTTTAAGTGCTAACTCTTGTTTTCTAATAACAACTAACGGATCTTCTTGCGGAGGCGTGGCTACTTCTTGAGCAAACTGCCCTACCAAGTCAGTCATTATCGGGGAGCTGAATTGAGCCAATATATCACTGGCTTGTTGGTTGATCGCCGCCGCGTCAACAGGTGTGGATTGTTGGGCTTGTTGCTGCAATTGTTGATATTGCTGCTGGGCCTCGGGCGGCATTTGTTGTTGCGCAATCATATCGGCTTTCATCTGCAGATGCTGCATGATGTGCGAGTATATGTTTGCTTGAACTTGCGCGTTCATCTGAACGGGCTGCATGTTTAATAAATTTACATGAGACGAAATATGCGCATCATGGTTTTGCTGCATAAACGCTTGAGCTGTACCACCCATTAATAAAGTGCTGTTCTCCATTCCAGATTCAATCGGTTTTGGTTGAGTGTCTGGGGGTGGAATTAATAACGCATCAATATTGTCTGTTCCCAAAGCTGCATACATTCTTTTATAGGCCTCATACATGCCATTAGGACCATGTATTTCTGGGTTAGATTGAACCAACTGCATCATCTCTTGAGCCATTACTATTCGTTGGCTAGTAGAGAAAATATCTGGATTTGAAACAGGAATGACATCCACTCTCTCATCAAAGTCAGCTTGTTTAATTTCCATCTGCCCACCTGATACGGCGTAAGGGTAAACGGGAGGCAAGCTCTTAGCAAAGATATTGGCCAATAGTTTAAATTCTTTCTTTTGTCCTGCATGCAATCGTTTATGAATGGCAGACAAAACTTTAGTTGATCTTTCTAATAAAGCAACGGTTGTTCCTACAGGCGCTTGCGAATTGCCTTCACCTATATTCATATCTGCTATTGACGCAAAACGTTGACCGCTTTGAACCAATAAGCCTAACAATTGCAATAAAGTCTGACTTGGCTCTTTAAACGGTAGCGGCTGAATTGCATCTCGCAGACTTCCTGCGGGTGCATCCACGTCTCTAAACTCGCCTGGTTGAATAGGCGTGTCCTCGTCTCTAATACGAATGCCTCGGGTTTTAAATCCTGCAGGCAAATTAGCTAAAGTTCCAGCATCTATCACTTCCTGCGGGTGCATCCACGTCTCTAAACTCGCCTGGTTGAATAGGCGTGTCCTCGTCTCTAATACGAATGCCTCGGGTTTTAAATCCTGCGGGCAAATTAGCTAAAGTTCCAGCATCTATTAATTGTCTGACAATTGAAGTTGAAGCTTTAGCTAAGCCACCTATCATATGAGTTAAACCAAAGCCGTAGAATCCTAATCCTGGAAGAAATTTAAAATGAACGAAGTAAGCAATTTTTTTCTTCATCGGATCTTCTTCTGCAAAGTTCCTTCTAATAGATAAAATGTTTTCGCTGTTGGTATCAATTGTTACGATATAAGGCAGTTTTACTTCTGTATATTCGCCATCTTCGCCTGTATCTTCAAAGCCATCTAAGTCTAAATTACAATGAACTTCGTACAGATGACAGACTTCGCCTGTATCGTAAGAAGGCTCAAGGCCCTCTAGCTTTTCTATTTCTGAGGTTAGACTTGAGCTGTTGCTTAGGTTATCACCACCCTTAACTTTAACGTTTCGGTAAAAACCAATTGCTTGAAGTTTCTTTACTTCGTTCTCTGGCATTTTAATTAAATGCGTGACCCTTGGGCAAGAATCTAAGTCGGTTGTATAGTAAGGAACAATTAAATCTTCAGGCGCAACAAACTTAGAAACAGCTCGTTGCAACGTTTCGTCGTAATAAACTTTCTTAAAAGCAGAGCCAGCTAACGGAAGGTAGAACAACATCTGATCTAAGTCTTCGTCGTACTCTTCCATCACGTGCATAATTTGGTAATTCATAAAATCACGTACACGCTGAGCTTGCTCTTCTACAGCCGCGCTGTATTCACCCACTACTTGAGTTTTAACTGGACCACCTGCGGGTAATAATTCTTTGTAAGCTTGCGCTTGGAACTGAGTAACTGATTCTCCCAATAAAGGATGAACAACGCCAGAAGCGCCTTCAAACGGTTGGGATCTGTTTTCGTCAAACTTCATTCCTAGATATTTCAAACCATCGGTATAAGTTTTTTCCCAATCTTCTCTAGCAGACTTGTCGTTTTCAATTGCTGCGGTTAGCTCAATATAAATTTTATTCAGCTCAGAGTCCTCAACAACTTCTGCTAAGTTCTCGCCAAAGCCTATATCTCCCATATCGTCTTTTATATCGCCTAAGATAACTGAGCCATCTTCTTGATATTGAACGCCTTCTTCGTCTAAGCCAGACAAGATTTCAATAATCTCGTTATCAATATCGTCGGTTGACCTCTCGGTTGTCATATCTTGAAATTCTTCAACTTCTTGAGCTGGATCAGGTGTTTGTCTTTCTATTGCCATTAGTAATAAACTCTCTCTCTAGGTTCGCGTTCTTCGTCTTCATAATCACTATTTAAATTTACAAATCCACCTTCGCGGAATCGCATCAAAGCTTGAGTCATAGTATCACATAAATCATCGTGAGCTCCAAACGGAAATGATGCACATTCTTCTATCATATCCTCTGCAAAAGCTCTCTTAGGAGCAAACACCATACCTGATTCAAAGATGGGCGCAACGGCGTGCATCCTTGTTGTCTTATCATGGCCTCTGCTTGGCGAGTAATTAACAACAGGAATACCCATTCGTCTAAGCTCTTGGGTGAGCGGAGTTCCTGAAGCTTTAGCCTCAATCAACACCATATCGGTATCCCAATAACGGTACTCACGCATCGCTATTTCTTTAAGTTCTGGAAAATCCCAACGCCCTTTCTGGGCATCTAACAGTATGACGCAATCGGGCTCATCGTCGCTGGGTTTAAACACACCCCAAGTGGAGATGGCTGAGTAATCCGCTGATTGTTTTTTAGAGAAAGCGGTATCGTAGGATTGCATGATGTATTTAACGGACGGCAAAGAATCACGCGTCCATCTGCGCCACCAATCACGCTTAATAATCGAGCCTTCTTCAGCGGTAGGATTCTGCATCCACTGAGCGTTCCATTTACCTCCAGGCAAAGACGCTTTAACTTTAAGCAATTCATCCAACGCCCAATACTCGGGCCAAAGCGGTTTCTCTGTATCTGGAAAAATAGCAGGGAACTCTATCACTTCCCACTGGTCAGCCAAAGGTTCTTTCTGAGCCTCCAGTAATTTAGCGGTTAGGTCGATAGAAGACCAACGCGTCATAACAATAACAATCGCACCTTTTGGTTGTAAACGCTGACGAGGTCCAGAGGTGTACCATTCATACGCAGACTCTAACGCGGTCGGGGATAGGGCATCCTGTTCAGAATGCGGATCGTCGATTATAAGTAGATCCGCACCCCGTCCAGTTACAGCTCCACCCACACCCGCTGCAAAGTATTCGCCCCCTTTATTGGTTTCCCAGCGCCCTGCTGATTTATTGTCAGCCTGCAGATTGACGCCAGGAAAAACTTGTTTGTACTCTGCTTGATCCATCAAGTTACGAACCTTACGACCAAACCTAACAGCAAGCTCACCCGTATGGGTGGTCTCCATTATTTTCATTTTAGGTTTAAGTCCCATCATCCAAGACGGGAAGTAGGTGGATGCAAATTCTGATTTGGTATGTCGAGGCGGCATGTTAACGATCAGACGATTAATCTCACCCCTAGCCACTTGTTCTAGCTTCTCAGCAAAGATCTGATGATGACGGCCGCAAACGAACTCGGGCCACATGTGGTTGACGTAGCTTAGAAAAGATTCTTGGCACTCGTCTTGCGTTGAGTAACCGTCTTGCTTTTCTAAAAGCAGCAGGGCCTCTTTAAGCTCAGCCTCTGTAAGTTTGGAAAAATCCATATGTTATAGATTATATTGTTTT